ATGTACTTCTTCGAGCACGGCAATGTCAACGGAACCATCATCGGCTCTGGCGGGCGGTGGATGATCTTCTTCTCCAAGCCCATCGGCATGATGCACGATGGGCGCGTCTTCCCCAGCAGCGCCGCCGCCCTCGCCGAGGTCCGGGCCGCGTCGTGAAGCGCCTCCCGGCCCACGTCCTCAACGCGATCCGGCTTAGGGGGGAGATTGCCACCCTGATCCGGAGCCGCTCCGAGACCGGAAGGGAGTTCCCGCCCGCCGCCGGCCTCGCCCACACCCTTGCCCGGCTCGCCGTGGTTCTGGATCGGGATGGCCCGACCGTTTTTGGTGTCCAGCGAGCCGCCCGCGTGCTCGGCGCGGGCGTGCTTCCGGAGGGCTTGGTGCTCCCGGAGGTTCACCGGGCCTCCTCCGAGGCCAAACTCGGGAGGGGCTGGCGCCTCCCCGCTGCCGACACGATGGGCGTACTCCTCGGTGTATCGGAGCTGGAGCGCGCGGCACTTCGGCTGCGGCTGGTGGGCTCCGAGGACCTGCCCACCTGTGACCGGCGGCGCGCCGCAGAGCGCGCGCGCAAAGCCCGAACGAGGGAGGCTGGCGGAGCAACGCCCCGCCATGCAGCTCTCAGTTCGACGAGACCTTGGGAAGTCGCAGGAGTCTCGCGCGCCACATACTATCGGATGCAGAAGGCGATTGAGACAAATTCGTCCGCGTCTCCTTCTATTAAGAATAGGCGTGCGGACGAAACCGTCTCACGGGCTGCCGCAAACAATTCTGCTCCGGCGCTTGGAGCGCCGGCCAATGCCTCCCTTCGCCAACCCTTCGAGCCCGCCCCTCCAGCCCCGCCGATCATTCCGGACGGGATTCGCGACAGGGCGATGCGGGCCGCCGTCCTGCCGCATCCGCGGGTGCTCACGGCCCTGAAGGACGCGGCCGGGCCGATCGATATCGAGAACCTCGCCCTCGCTGCCGAGCTTCGCCGGGATGCGTGTCGCCGCGTCGTCGCCGATCTTACCGCATCGGGCATCGCCATCAGGACCGGCCGCGATGAGATCTCGGTCTCTGCCTCCTTGGCAGCGCTCTCCAGCGAGGCCGCCGCTCCCAACGAACATAGGTGAGAGTCATGCTCAACAGGAAGAACACTCGGGAAGGCGATGACGAATATTCGGGCGTCATTGCGCAGATCACCCCGCGCTCCCGCGTCGTGATCTGCCACGACCGCCTCCAGTTCATTGTGCAGGTCCGCGGCGGCGCCGCGTGGCGCGGACGCCGATTCTACTCCACCCGTGCCGCCCTGCTCGCCCAGCTCCACGAGGTGGTGGGCGACGTGGCGCCGGACGCGATGACGCTCCTCGCCCGCCTGCCGCCCTTTGCGCGGGATTACCGCGCCACACACGCCCCTCACGCGGCGCCGGAGGTCGCCGAGCTGGAGGTGTGCCCCTGCTAGGCGGGAAACGGGCGTGAGGGGCCTCGCCGTCGATCTGGAGGCACACGGGGCGCGGCCCTTACCCCCACCCCCGGCGCGGGTCCTCCCCGGCACCTGTGATCCGCCGTGACGAGGCACCGCATTATTTGAGCGTATCTCGACTGTCGAAAACCACATTTCCATTTCCACGATGTGAAATACATGCCGGAAACTGCATTTCCCGAGGAGGCCACGGCCGATCAGCTTGCCGCCCTCCTCGGCGTCACGGCGAAGACCATTCGGAATCATGCTGATCGCGGCGTTGTCGTGAAGGCCTCGCGCGGGAAATACTTGCTCGCTGCGTCCATCCGCAACCTGCTCGCGGATGCCAAGAAGGCGAGCCGTATCAACGACTTGGATCGCGAACAGCTCGCTCTTGTCCGGGAAAAGCGCAAGGCGGCCGAGCTGCGGAATGCCCAGACGGAGGGGGACCTGATCGAAGCGGCCGAGGCCGAGGAGGTGCTGGACTCGATCGTCGCGACCTTCCGTATCGGCCTCGATGCCCTTCCGGCCAGAATTACCCGAGACGTCGCGCTTCGGAAGCAAATAAAAGCGCAGTGCGACGCTACATTGACCGAGGCGAGCCAAAAACTTCAGGAGTTTTCCGACCCGTACCCAACCGCGCAACCTCCCAGAACGAAGGACGCTCACGATGACTGAAGAGGAGCAGATGACCAAGAACGAGATTCTGGCGCTCCTCTTTAGGCGTGCCGCTGAAATGACCCGCGAACCGATTGTGTTCGACGACGCCGAGACCACCGACGACACCACCAAGAACTGAGGAGACCACATCGATGTCCATCTTCAATAGCATCTCCCGCGCCTTCAAGGGGCCGAAAGAGCCGACCGCCGCCCAGATCAAGATGCTGCTCGCGAAAGCCGAGGTTGAGGTCGCGGAGGCTTCGACGGCCGTGGAGGCCATCGCGGCTCGATTGCCGTCCGCCGTCATGGCCGGCGAGGATGGGGTTGCGGCGCACCGGGAAGAGACCCGTAAGGCAGCCGAGAAGCTCTCCTACCTGAGGCAGGCGCAGGCCGTGCTCGCCGACAAGCTGGCTTCGGCTCAGGAGCAGGAAGCGGAGGACGCCCGCCGGGCCGCGTACGGCAAGGCGGATACCGCCCAGCGCGCCGCTCAGGTCGAGCTGGTCGCCAAGTACCCTGTCGCTGTGGCGGAACTGATCCGCCTCCGGGAGCTGGTCGCGGAGGCCGACCGCCTCCGCGAGGTCGCGAACCTCGATTTGCCTCAGGGTGCCTCTCCGCTCCTCGAAACCGAAGCCATCCGGGACGTGCAGGCGGCGCCTGCTCGGATCGTGTCCGAGGAACTCGTGGATGCGTGGTTCATGACTGAGGGCGACACCCCGGTGGACGCCGGTCGCGTGACGCGCCAGCAGGGCCGCCGTGGGGTCATCTATGCCGAGAGCGCCTTCGTCCCGTGCGAATTGCGCCGCGTCCGGAAGGTCACGAGGGCGCCGTGGTGCCCCCCGGTCTACGGCTCGCGGCTCGCGGACCTTGAGCTGCCGGACCTGAAGGCGGAGCCCGGCACGCCCCCGAAGCCAGTCACGGAATTCGTGCCCCTCGAAGTCGTGGATGCCGCGGAGTGATCACAGGGCCGGCGCCTCGGCGCGCCGGCCGCCATCCTCAAAGGAGATACAGGACATGACGACTAAGCCCCCCGGCACCCTCGCCGACGCCATCGCGCAATTGCGTGGCAAGCCCGCCGCGCCCCAGCCGGCGACCCTTGGCGAGGCCCTCGCGGCCGTTCGTGGCACCAAGGCCGCGACCGACGCCCCGACGCCCCCGAAGGCCGCCCACCGCCTCGCCGAGGGGGATGGCGATCCCCTCCCCGGCCTCCGCTCGTGGCTCAAGGACCGCCGCCATGGCCGCTGATCTCGCCAGCGCCTTGATGGCCGTCCGTGCTCGCCGAGCCGAAGAGGAGGAAGAGGAGCCCGCCGAGGTGGGCGAAGTCGATCATGAGCGCGAAGACGAGGCGGACATGGACGGTCTGGAGGATGCGGCCCGGAGGAGCCGCGACGCCAACCTGTCCCGAACCGGCCTGATCGACTTCGCGCAGTTTCGCGGTGTTCGACTCTCCCCCGAAGAGCAGGCTGCTCCGTTGGATGATTTGCGCAAGTTTGTGCTGGATCGCCTTGCAGGTCTTGCGATAATGTAGTGCAAGCCCTATATTATCTCTGTCGGAACTCCCATCTGACAGAGCTTCACAAAGGCTCCGGAAACCCCCACGCAGTCATCGGCGTGGGGGTTTTTGTTTTGGTAAAAGGCTAGGCTAGCAGCATCAGTCGATTTTGCAGGCCTTCATTATTTTGCCCAGCGCACTCTTTGAGCCGGATGCGTTAAAAGTGGTCTCGTGATAATTCTTCCCAAGCAATGTTATCACAACTGCCACAGAAGTTTTTGCATCTCTGACTTCTTTTAGAACATTCGCCTCAACATCAGACACTATTACCATACTTCCATCCACGTCATTAACCGTCCCATCAAGCTCTATAACACTTCCTTTGTCAATTTTGATGCGCAATTTTGGCCCAGCCGCATTCATCAACTTGAGTGTTTTTTCGTCTGACACCTTCTCGGGCGTGAGAAATAGTGCCTCAGGCGTTTTTTCAGCCCGGCAACGCAGACCGAAGCCGTAGCGCCCCTTGGCTGTCATCGCAACGTTGAGTGGCGCGTCGTCAAAGGCTCCCCCCGACGAGTCGGTGATCCATTGTGCGTGTGCGGAAGAGACCGAAATCAGAACTGCAACGGCAGCAATCAACGCCCGCATTATCCCCCTCCCCTTGTGGAGACGGGATGATGCAACTTTTCTCAGCGTAAATCACGCGGGCCAAGTTGAAGCAGCCGCGACCTATGGGGCGGAGCTAGCCCGCAATCTTCACCCCACAAACGTGCCCCATGCCTCCGTGAGCTTCCGCCGCTTCTCCAGCGCGTCAGAGCGGCGATAAGCCGCCTCGGTCGCATCGCCCACGGCATGGGCGAGCGCTGCCTCCGCAACTTCCCTCGGGAACACGGTGGCATCGCCCGCCCAATCCCGGAAGCTGGACCGGAAGCCATGGACGGTCGCGTCAACCTTGAGCCGCCGCAGGAGCGCCGTGAGGCTCATATCCGAGAGCGGCGCGCCCTTCCTCTGCCCCGGAAACACCAAGTCGTCAGGCTCTTGCTTGATCTGTGCCAGCGTCTCCAGAATCTCCACCGCGCGGGGGCAGAGCGGGACGCGGTGTTCCCGGCCCGCCTTCATGCGTGCCGCCGGCACGGTCCAGAGCTTGGCCTTGAGGTCCATCTCACTCCAACGCGCTCCCCGGACCTCTCCGGACCGGGCCGCCGTCAGGATGGCGAACTCCAGAGCGTAGGCGGACATGCCGCGCACGAGCCGCAGGCGCTTCACGAGGGCCGGAACGTCGCCATAGGGCAAAGCCTCATGATGCCCGCGCTGGAGCTTCTGGCGCTTCGGTAGCGTCAAAGCGAGGTGGCCCTTCCACCGAGCCGGGTTCTCGCCGGAACGCAGGCCCTTGGCCTTGGCGGCATCTAGGACGGCCTCAATCCTCCCACGGACTCGGGAGGCGGTTTCGTTCTTCTCGCTCCAGATGGGCGACAGAATCTTCAGCACGTCCTCGGTGCTGATCTGGTCAACGGCTGTGTCCCGGATGCTCGCGCAATAGCCCGCCTTCAGAAAGGCCCCATCCTCGCCGCGCTCAAGACTGAGAGTGGAGCGCCATTGCGCAACGTGCTTGGTGTTCCGCCATGCGGGCTCCATGGCCTTGATATGGGCTTCCGCAACCTCACCGAAGGTCGGGACCGATGCCGCCGCCCTGGCGTTGCGTGAGGCCGCGATGGGGTCCACCCCGGCGGCAATCTGCTCCCGCACCCTAACGGCGGCCTCGCGGGCCGCTGCCAGCGAGACGCTGATGGCGCTGCCCAAGCCCATTTCCCGAAGCTTCCCGGTCCCCGGCTCCGTTGGGGCGGACTTCCAGCGGAAGAGAAACACCCACCGGCGAGCGCCTGATTTGTCCACCACGAGATAGAGGCCACCGCCATCCGCGTGCCGGCCCGGCTCTTTGATTGTCTGGACTTGCCGGGCGTTCAGGCGGTTCAGAGCGATGGCCATGGGGCTCTCCGTTGGGGCGGGCGGGACGCCACAGATTCTGCCCTAACGCCCATCCCAACGCAAAACCGCGACGCAGGGGTACAGAGTGAGACACGGAGGAACACCAACGCCAGCGAAAAGCCTTATGGGCGTTACATTCTGAGGCTTTCGGGGATGATGCGAGACAAGCAGTTGGCGGAGAGGGGGGGATTCGAACCCCCGATACGGTTGCCCGTATGCCGCATTTCGAGTGCCGCTTTATGGGATTTGCGGGAGTTTGCGCGAGCTTGTGACGAATGGGTAAGACTCCGCAATATCAATGCGTTGAACCCTGCCCAAGCCTGCGACACCCAAGGTCGGATTTGCACCAACTTGCCCCCGTGTGCTTACTAGGTGCTTACTGGAATCGAGGCAGTAAGCAGGATGCCCAAGCTCACCAAGAGGCTGGTGGACGCCACAGCGCCCGCCGACACCGACGTGTTCCTGTGGGACGACGACGTGAAGGGCTTCGGCCTGAAGGTCACGCCCTCCGGCGGCAAGAGCTATGTCCTCCAGTACCGGACCCTTGAAGGCCGGTCCCGGCGATACCGCATCGGCCGGCATGGCTCGCCCTGGACCGTGGACGGCGCACGGGAGAAGGCGAAAGAACTTCTGCACGGCATTGCCCATGGGACTGACCCGCTCGCCGAGCGCGTTGCGGCCCGCACCGCAGCGACAGTTTCCGACCTCGCCGACCTGTACCTCCTGGAGGGTCCGGCCTCCCGCCCGAACAAGAAGGCCCGATCATGGGAAACCGACCGGGCCTTGCTGAAGGCGCACGTCCGGCCGCTACTCGGCACCCGCACCGTAAAGAGCCTCACGCGCGCCGACATCGGGCGATTCCAGATGGATATTGCCGAGGGCAAGTCAGCCCGAACGACGGATGCCAAGCGCGGTGCCAAGAGGGTGGTGGGCGGAAAAGGCATCGCGGCTCGCGCCACCGCGACCCTGAAGGCCATGCTCTCCTTCGCGGCCGAGCGCGGCATCATCACTGAGAGCCCAGCCTCTGGCGTGCGCCTCCTGAAGCAGGAGAAGGTGGAGCGCTTCCTGTCCGAGAAGGAGGTGGCGCAGCTCGCCGACACTATCACGACGTTGGAGGAAGCCGCCAAGCTGCCGCCCGCCTATGCCGGCATCTTCCGCATGCTGATGCTCACCGGCTGCCGGCTGGGGGAGATCGAGGGCCTGCGGTGGGACTGGATCGACGCCGAGCGCGGGATGATCCGTTTTCCGGACAGCAAGACCGGAGCGAAGGTGACGCCCCTTCCCTCCCCCGCTGCCGACGTGCTGGCGCTGTTCCCCCGGCGCGACGACGACCCCTTCGTGTTCCCGGCGACGCGCGGGGCGTGGGGACGCATCTCAGGTATCCCGAAGGCCTGGCGGGAGGTACGGACCGCCGCGAAGATGCCGGAGCTACGCTTGCACGATCTGCGGCACTCCTTCGCCTCCTTCGCGGTGGCGGACGGCGCGTCGCTGTATCTGGTGGGCAAGGTGCTCGGCCACAAGCAGGCGAGCACGACCGAGATCTATGCCCACCTGCGGGACGATCCGCTCAAGGCGGTGGCCGACGCCGCGTCGCAGAAGATCGCGGCGGCGATGAGGGCAGTCAAAAAAAGCTGATGCTGGGATTCACCGGCCGAAGGTTCTCCTCCTCGGCGATTGCTTCATCTATCGCACGCAGGGCCTCTTGGCATTCGATGATGCTCTTGATCCTGCCGTCTTTGTCGCCTTGTGCGATGACGCTGGTGCGGCGCGTCTGAAGCACGTACTCGCGAAGCTCCTTCAGCACCGCGATCTGCACGTCCACATCTGGCATGGTCTTCTCCTAGGTTTGGATCTGCTAATTGCGATTACAAAGCCGATACATTCGCTCAAAAAGAACAACCAAAAGGCTCCGATTCCCAATCTGGGAAATAAACCGGCCCGTGAACGATGACCTCGCGACGGGGCGAATTTGTCACTTCCCCTCTCCAGTATGCTCTAGCGTGACTTTCCCACTGGTCTGGCTCGCAATCTAGCCAGCTAGTATCGGCAATATGTACGGTAGATCCAACAACAATCTGAGCCTTTACAATCAATCTACATTCATTCGCAAACCATGTACGACATGCAAGCTCTGCATCATCACTACAATCAAACAAAAATATCGAGTGCTTCCTCGTGGGAAGAAACGGAAACTCTGCCAACCGAATTTTTTCCCACGCGTCTTCCTTATCAGGATTACTGTTAAACGCACCGTAAGATGTAATAGCTCCATCTAATTCTAGTTCTCGAATATATGAAATGCTATAAACTATCCCCTGCCCAAGGCGGGCAGTGTTAAGTAGTATTCCTTTTGCATGAGTAGCATGCCATAAATATATTGGCATTATTCTGAAAATATGCCCCCTAACATTCATTTCGTGCAGAGCATTATTCATTTTTTGACTTCCTCAACCTGACCCCCGGCCCCTCGCCGTTCTCGGCCACAAAGATCACGCCTGCGGCCTCTAGGGCTGCGCGGATGGCGGCGAGAGTATCCGGAGCCCCGCCACTATGGCCATTCTCGAAGCGAGTGACAGTCATGGCTGACACGCCCGCCAATGTGGCCAGCTCACGCACGCCAAGCCCTAGAGCTGCGCGGGCCATCTTGCACTGAGCGGGAACGATCGTCGCGCCTGTTGACACTGTAAACACTCTCCTGCATGTTTACCCTGTAAACACATTCCATATCACAGGAGCACGCGCATGGGCACCCATGACCGCGAACGGGAGAAGTATGTCCGCCAGTTCGAGATGGTGGAAACGACGGACCTACGCGCCTGCCTAGGCGCGGCCATCGAAGCGCTGGTGGATATTCTGGATCGACTGGAGCCAGAGCCGGACCTGGAGCCCGACAACGACGACGAGCCCAGCCTCGGCTGGTGCAATGGCGCGCCTACCTCGCGATACGGCGGAGATGACGACCGCGAGGCCGAAGACGAACACGATGAAGACGGCGGCGACCGCGAGCCGAGCCTCGGCGCTCCGGAGCGAGCGGCCTTCCGTCACGGATGGGTTCCCGCTGGCGACGGCACCCTGTACCCGGCCTGCAACTATTCTCAGGTGGCATGGGCAGCCGGCGCATCGAACGACCGAGAGCTGGGCGACGACAACGGCATTGCCGACGACGGCGGCCTGCAAGAGCAACTGCGGGGGGGGTGGTGATGATCGGCCGTCGCTCTTTCCTCCTCCGCGCCGCGCCGGCTTTGCTTATCGCCAAGCCGGCCCTCGCCTCCGCCGTCTGCACCCTGGAGGCGCCGACTGAGACGCCTCTGGATCGTATCCACCACCACATGAAGGGGCTGGAGGAGGCATTCTTGGACTACTACGGCCCCGGCACGCCCATCCATCCGTCCTTCACCGAGACCTCGCCCGCGAACCTCCAGCGCGACCCGACCATGGCTGCCTACGCCATCGTCCGCGCCGGCCCGACGCTCTATCCGAGGGCGACGGCGATTCTGGCCTACAACGATGGCGAGCCGTTGCTGGCTGCGGATCGCGCAGCTCACCGCTCATAACAGTCAGGTTTCGGGTTCGGTCGAGAGTGCCGCCGCGCAGGCGCCCCCAGCATCCGGCACCGATCCGTGCCGTATAGGATCAAGGGGTTAGGCCGCAACAGCAGGTATTCCCAAGCTCGCGCAGGGTGACGATGTATAGGCCGGGTTGACAAAACTACTCCTGTGAGTTCTTTTACCATAATGAACTCATAGGAGGCTTTTTAGTGCCCAGCATCGATCAGATCCGCGAGGCGGCCAAGGTTCGCTTCAGCGATGTCGCCTTCGCTATCGGCTCCACGCCTAAGGCCTTGCGGCTGTGGCTCGACAGGGGGCTCATCCCCTTGGATTCGGACGGGGCGGACGGGTGGCGCCTTTTCACCACCTATGACGTAGCCGTCCTTGCGTTGGCGAGGAAGATGGCCGACTTCGGCATCGCCGTCGATCAGGCTGGCCAAATTGCAAGCACTATTGTTGGCCTCGTCAAGGCCGGCTCCTTCGTCGAGCGCTATTTCATCGGAAAGATGCTCATCATCAAAAGAGACGAGACGCTCTCTTATTCAATCGACAATGATATTGGGCATCTCACTACACCGGCGCTGGTTATTCCTATTCACGACGTCATCGTCAATGCAATCGATCGAGCCCGAGCTAATCGATATCCAGAAACGGCAAAGGCCCACCGCGACGCAAAAGAAAAAGTCAAAGAGATGGAAGATCTGATCCTTAAAGATATCGCCAAGATGAAGAAGGAGACCTGATGTGAGCGATCTCCCCCAGCACCTCAATCGCCGGTGGTTTCGCACCACGGAAGCTGCGGAATATCTGGAACACGTCACGGGCGTCCCGCACGCCCCCGCCACGCTCGAAGGCTGGCGCGTCCGTCCGCCCAAGGGTGGTGGGCCGGAATTCCACCGCGTCGGCCGGTGCGTCACCTATTTTCGCGAGCAGCTCGACCTCTTCGCCCAGCGCCGCGTCGGCAAGCCCCTCAACTCCACCAGCGAGAATAGCCATGCACCCCTTCTTTGATGATCCCGAGGTCACCCGCATCCTGGACCACCTGCACGGCCTCGGCGGGAAGTATGCCGAGTTCATGCTCGCTGGCGTGGCCCATCTCGGCGACGCTGCCGGCCCGAACGAGTGGGACAAGCTGCTGAACCGGACACAGGAAATCATCCGTCAGCAGATCGAGGGCATGTTTCAGGGCGAGACCGATCCGGTGGCCCCGCACGCGATGGAACTGATGGTCGCCACCTGCAATGACGGCCTCTTCAAGGCCCTCGCCCTCGCGACCCAGCCGGTGGAGGGAAGCGCCTGATGATGGACACCCTCGAAAAGCCGGGCGCCGAAGTGGCTGGTACCCACCTCGGCGCCCCTTTGGAGATGGATTGGTCCCCTACTCCGGAGCCGGACTTTAGCTTCGGCCCTCTCCCTTCGCTACTGGAATGTGAGGCACTCGCGCAGGGCTTTCCCTCCCGCGAAGGGCTCGCGTCCCTGCGCGCCGCAGGGGTGTCGGATCGCATCATCGGCGATCTGCACATCACCGGGGCCAACGCCCGCTTCTTCTCCCGGCGCCGGTGGGACTACGACCCCTCCGGCATCCCGGTCTTGCTCGTCATGGTCCACGACCGCTACGGCGAGGTGGTGGACGTGATCGCGTGGCCCATCGGCCGGCCGGAGAAGTGGGCGCGGCTCACGGCGAAAGCCAACATCCTCGGCGAGGCCGCGCTGCACCTCGCCCACACCGACCCCCTGCCTGCCTACCGCACGCCGCTTGGCTGGCTCGCCGGAGGCGCGATCGGTGTCTGCATCCTCGATGCGACTTACGTGTGGAGGAAGCTCCGCTCCGGCCCTCCGCTCTCCGGTGAGGATCTGGAGCACGCGAAGGAAATTCAGGTGGCGCTCGCGCCTCCGGAGCCGCCGAAGGTCTACGTCCGCCAGCCCGTCAAGGGGAGGAAAGCCGCCTGATGGACCCCATCCCCCTGGACGCATTCGCCCGGCGCGGCACCCCGCCGCCTCGGAAGTCGCCCACCATCTTCACGGCCACCGACTTGATGGCCGAACAGTTCGAGCCCGTCAGCTACATCGTCCCCGGCTATGTGGCAGAGGGCTGCACACTCCTCGCCGGACGGCCGAAGTTGGGCAAGTCCTGGCTCTGCCTCGAATGGGCTCTCGCCGTCGCCGAGGGCGAGGTGTGCCTCGGCAACATCCGCTGCACGCAGGGCTCAGTGCTCTATCTCGCGCTGGAGGATAACCGGCGGCGGCTCCAGCGGCGGCTGCGCAAGCTGATGCTCGCCGGGCACGACGCCCCGGAGCGGCTGCTCCTCGCCACCGAGTGGCCCCGCGCTAGTGAAGGTGGTGTGGAGGAAATCCGGCGGTGGATCGATGAAACCTACGATGCGCGCCTCGTGATCGTGGACGTGCTGGCGATGTTCCGCCCCGCGCGGACGAACAAGGAACAGCCCTACGAGGCGGACTACAACGCGATCAAGGCGCTCCAGTCGCTCGCCGCAGAGACGGGCGTCGCCATCGTCGTGGTGCATCACACGAGGAAGGGCGCGGGCGATGCCGACCCCTTTGAGAAGGTGAGCGGCACGCTCGGCCTCACCGGCGCCGCTGACAGCGCCATCATCCTGGACCGAGACGGCAACGGCGCCAGCCTATATGCCCGCGGCCGAGACATCGAAGAGGTGGAAAGCGCGGTGGAATTCGACACCACCACTTGCCGGTGGCGCGTAATGGGTGAAGCATCCGAGGTGCGTCGCTCCGACGAGCGGACGCATATCCTCGACGTTCTGAAGGACGCCGACGAACCAATGGCCCCCAGTGACTTGGCGGGTGCCCTCGGATGGTCGAACAACAACGTCCGCGTGATGCTCTTCCGGATGGCGAAGGCGGGCGAGGTTGTTAAGTCCGGAAGGAAGTACGTTCACCCGGAGCGGATGGACCTCCTGAAGGGCGCGCGCCCGGATGACGAGGAGGAGGACTGAAAAGCATTACCGCCATTACCGGTGTTACAGCCCCTCGGCATTACACCCCCTGTAATGGTGACCACCTGTAACATCGGTAATGCCGGTAATGATCTGATTGGCTGGGTCTGCGGGGGCTTCCCCGTGGACCCTTTTCCATGTCTGAATCATTCTCTATCTATCTATTAATATTGATATCAGAGCTTACACACTATGATGGATGCACCCAGATACCTTCTTGACACTAACATCTTCAACATGATCGAAGATGGCCGCCTAGATCCTTCAATCCTAGATGGGGCAACACTCTATGCAACCCACGTCCAGATTGACGAGTTCAAGCAATGCTCACGTTCTGAACGGACCGCCGCGCTCCTGTCGCGCTTCCACGACCTGGGGCCAGAAAAAATTGAGACAGCCGGTCTAGTCTGGGACGTTTCGCGGTGGGATGAAGCCTGCTGGGGCAGCGAAGAGCTTTTGCAGAAGGTATTCGACAGAATTACAGAGCTGGATTCCCACGCGAGGAAGCGGGCGCGTGATCCGGTAAAAAATTGTTGGCGCGATGCACTACTCGCCTCTACGGCAATATATCGCGGCATAGTACTCCTGACGGCCGATGCCAATCTCGCGACCGCCGCAGAGCAGTTCGGCGCAACCGTGAGGCTTATCCAGAGCCGCTGACCTGGCCAGATTTAACGCGAGCGCCGCAAGCGGATTTCGTCCGCGCAGGACGCTTGCAGGCGCCATCATACTCACCAAAAGACTCACAAAGTCATGAGGCACCCACGGGATGCCATATAGTTGACCGCCTAGTATTTCGTCCACGATATAGTGGACATGCTCCATCGCATCCGCCAGTTCTTCGCTCCCGATAAGAAGTCGCTTGCCTCCCCGGACAGCGACTTGCTGGCGTTGTTCAGCGTCCCTGTCGCCACATCTTCGGGCGTGAGCGTTGGGCCTAGCTCGGCTCTTCAGGTGCCTGCCGTGGCATGCGCCGTGCGGGCTATCTCGGAAGCGGCGGCCACGCTGGACGTGAAGGTGATGCGCCGCGACGGCGAGACTGAAGCCGAGGTTGCCGACCATCCCGTCGCCGGCCTCCTGCGCGACCGCGTGAACGACTGGACGCCCGGTGCCGAGTTCATCCGGGACATCGTGGCATCTGCGCTGCTCTACGATCAGGGCGGCCTCGCGTGGGTGAACAGGGTGGGTGGCCGGCCGGTGGAGCTGATCGCCTACGATCCCGCCCACCTGAAGGCGCAGCGCCACGAGGACGGCAGCGGCGCCTATCGCTATCAGCTTAACGGCCGGGAGATTCCCGCGTCTGAGGTAATCCACCTCCGCAGTCCCTTCGGCCGCTCGCCGGTCACGCTGGCGCGGGAGAGCATCGGCCTTTCCATCACCTTGGAGAAGCACGCGGCCAAGCTCTTCGGCTCCGGCGCCCGCCCGGCTGGCATGGTGAGCTTTAAGGAGCGCATGACGCCGGATGCCATCCAGAAGGCGGCAGCGGCCTTCCGCGCCATGCTCGCCAGCGAGAAGACGGGCAACACGGCCTTCATGGATGCCGGCGCCGACTACAAGCAGTTGGTCCTCTCCTCGGTGGACAGCCAGTTCGCCGAGCTGGTGAGCTTCCAGATCCTACAGATTGCACGCGCCTTCCGCGTGCCGCCGCAGATGCTGTACGACCTGACGCGCGCCACATGGTCGAACGGCGAGCAGATGGGGCGCGAATTCCTCGTCTACACGCTGGAGCCCTGGCTTCGCGCTCTGGAGGGCGCCCTTCGCCTCGTGCTCTTCAGCGATGAGGAGTACCCGACGCACCGGGTGCATTTCGAGCGGGACGATCTGACCCGCGCCGACCTCGGCACCCGCGCCACCGCCTATTCCACGCTCATTTCCGCCCGCGTCGTGAACGCGAACGAGGTGCGCCAGTGGGAGGGCCTCGCTCCTTATGACGGCGGCGACGCCTTTGCCAATCCGAACACCGGAAGCAATCAGGCCGGAGCTGCTGCTCCGCAGGCGGACGGCGGCCGTCCGTTGGGAGGCGCAGCCTGATGGAACGCCTCTTCCTCGACACCAAGTTCATCACTGACGACACCGGCGCCGTGTCCGGCATCGCATGGCCCTTCGGCTATCCCGACCGTGTGGGCGACGTGGTGGAGAAGGGCGCATTCAAGGGCGCGGTGGGCAAGACCCTGCCCATGCTCTTCGCCCACGACCAGCGCGACACCGTGGGTGTGTGGGACGCCATCGCCGAGACGGAGAAGGGCCTGGAGGTTCGAGGCCGGCTCCTTGTGGATGACGTGGCCCGTGCCCGTGAGGTGCGCGCACTGGCGAAGGCCGGAGCCGTGTCGGGCCTCTCCATCGGCTTCATGACCAAGAAGGCCGCGCCCCGCAAAGGCGGTGGGCGGACCATCTCCGACCTCGACCTCTTGGAAATCTCGATTGTTGCCGCGCCCGCGCATCCCGGCGCTCGGCTCACCTCTGTGAAGGATGCGGAGCACTCAGACATGACGGAACAGACCGCGGCGGACACCACGCCGGAAGAAAAGGCGGCCCCCGTGGACGTTGCCGCCCTCGTGACCAAGGCGCTGGAGCCCGTGACCAAGGGCATCGGCGAGCGAATGGACAAGATCGAGGCCAAGCTCAATCGCCCGGCTGGCGGCGAGCGAAAGGATGATGAACCGGCGCCGGAGCTGAAGGCGTTTCGCACCTACCTGCGCATGGGGCCGAACGCCCCCGCCGATGAGGTGAAGACCCTCGTCGTGTCCTCCGATCCGCAGGGCGGCTATCTCGCTCCCGCCGAGATGAGCACCGAGTTTATCCGCGACCTCGTGGAGTTCTCGCCGGTTCGCTCCCTTGCCAGCGTCCGCACCACTGGCTCGCCATCGGTGCAGTATCCGAAGCGCACCGGCATCACGAATGCGAAGTGGAAGGGCGAGCTTCAGGCCAGCGAAGCTTCGGAGCCGTCGTTCGGCCAGCTTGAAATCGTGGTGAAGGAGGTAAACACCTATGTGGACATCTCCAATCAGCTCCTCGCCGACAGCGCTGGTGCTGCGGAAGCCGAGGTGCGGCTCGCCCTTGCTGAGGACTTCGGCCAGAAGGAAGGCCTTGCCTTCATCGAAGGCGACGGCGTGCTCCAGCCGATGGGCCTCCTGACGGACACCGGCATCGGCTACACCGCCAACGGCCACGCGACGAACCTTTCCGCCGACGCTCTCATCACGCTCATGTATGCCCTGCCTGCGGCCTATCGCCAGCGCGGCACCTGGCTGATGAACGGCAGCACGCTCGCCACCATCCGCAAGCTGAAGGATGGGCAGGGCAATTACCTCTGGCAGCCCTCCTATGCCGCCGACGTGCCCGAGACCATTCTCGGTCGCCCCGTGGTGGAAGCGGTGGATATGCCGGACGTGGCCTCTGGCGAGCATCCCATCATGTTCGGCGACTTCGCCACTGGCTACCGGATCGTTGACCGCCTGGCGCTCTCGATCCTGGTGAACCCCTACATCCGCGCCACGGAAGGCGTCACCCGCATTCATGCGACCCGCCGTGTTGGTGCTGGCGTGGTGCAGGCGGCAGCCCTCCGCAAGCTGAAGATGGCCACGAGCTGAGGAGGCCAACATCATGCGTGACATTGCATCCAACATCGCCGTGCGCGCCGTCATCGCCCCCGTGGTGGTTTCGGACAACACCGCTGCCGTGGGCACCGTCGTTGACGGACTTGGCTTCAACAGCCTCGCCTACGTGATCGCTACCGGCACCCTTGCCGATGCCGACGCCACCTTCATCGTGCTCCTGGAGGAAAGCGACGCCTCCGGCTCCGGCTTCACCGCTGTGGCGGACGCGGACATGATCGGCACCGAGGCGCTGGCCAGCTTCACCTTCGCCAATGACGGCGTGGTGCGGAAGCTCGGCTACATCGGCCACAAGCGGTACACGCGCCTCACCATCACCCCGTCCGGCAACAGCGGCAGCGCGCCTGTCTCGGCGGTGGCTGTGCTCGGTGGCGCGAGCGTTCGCCCGCAGGCCTGATCTTTGGGCGCCAGTTTCTGAGGGCACGTAGCGACCTGCCCAACAGCGGAAAGCCCGCCTCCCCGGCGCCCACCGAGCAGTCGGTTTCATGGGGGGACAAGGCGGGCACGGTCGCGAGCACCAGCGGTCTCCATCCCGCCAAGGACTCACCGGACCCGGAACCACGGGACCAAGGGAGGGGCCTCAATGGGGCTCCTCCCCCACCACCTAGGAGAACACGGGCATGGACCCGCACGCAGACGAATTCGACGCGGCCACGAACCTCGGCAGGAAGGCCCGCAACGTGACGCCCTCCGGATCCGACGTGGACCTGGACCCCATCCCGAAGACGGTGCTCTGCACCACTGACGGGACGCTGGCCTATGTGCCCGTGGACAATGCGGACGGTGGAGTCGTGAGCCTGACTGTCATGGCCGGCTACATTGCCATGCATCGCCCTCGCCGCATCAAGTCCACCACGACTTGCACCGTCTGGACGGTGGAGTGAGCCATGCCCGTGCGCGCCCCTCGCATCTGCGGCTGCGGCTATCGCATCGCCTCCGGCGAGCGGTGCCCGTGCGAGCGCAGGCGGAAGGCCGAAGCGGACAAGCGCAGACCCTCGGCTCGGGAGCGTGGGTACAGCACCAAGTGGGATGTGGAGCGTGCGGCGTACCTGAAGGCGAACCCGACCTGTGTGCGCTGCCCCAGCCCGGCGACCGTCGTGGATCACAAGGTGCCCCATCGCGGGGACATGAAGCGCTTCTGGGACCGGGGCAACTGGCAGGCCCTCTGCCGTCCCTGCCACGACCGGTGGAAGCAGAGCCTGGAGCGTCGCGGATGACGAAGCGCAGGGGGTACCGGGGGGTGGTTTCCGACTTCCCATGCTCGGCTTGGGACCGGCGGGGGTCCATCGCGCGAGATCGAGCCCAATTCATGCTTTTCAGTGATGATAAGCGCCGAACTTATAAGGTTCAGTGATGGCATACTCGACTGACCAGATTGTCGATACGCCCGACCTCAAGGCGCATTTGAACATCACCACGTCGGACGACGACGCCTTGCTGGCTGCCTATCTCGACGCCGCCCGCGGGGTGGTGGAAGGCTGGTGCGGCCCCTTCAACAACTACGAGGGTGGGGACTTTCCGCCCGCCCTTGTCCACGCCGTGAAGATGTACGCGGGCCATCTCTACGAAAACCGGGAGGCCAGCACCTTCTCGGGCTCTGCAACTGAGGTTCCGATGGGCTTTTTCGAGCTGATCGGACCCCACCGGAAGTGGGCGTTCTACGATGGCGAAGGCTGACACCAACGGCCTCGCCAGCCTCAACCGGCGGCTACAGGCCATCCCGAAGGCGGTCAAGGAGGCGGTGCAGCCTGCCTTGCAGAAGGCCGGCGGAGAGCTTGCCGGGGACATGAAGCGCCTGGCGGAGCGCTCCCGCGACACCGGCGACCTGATCCGCAGCATCGCCGTTACGCCGGCTGGGCAGAAGACACCCCCCTACTCCCAGCCCGGTGGCGAGCAGGTGGTGCCTGAGAACGCCGTCATGGTGACGGCCGGAAACACGTCCGTCCGCTACGCCCACCTTGTCGAGTACGGAACCACGAAGGCCGAGGCGCAGCCGTTCTTCTGGCCTGCGGTTCGGCTCAACAGGAAGAAGCTCACCGGCCGCATCAAGCGCGCCGTCTCCAAAGCAGTAAAGAACGCGAGGTAAGTTATGACTGCATCTACCACGGCCGGTGCGAAGATCTACATCGGCACCACCACCGAAGCTGCGAACCTGACGGCTTTTCAGGCTGACAGCTACACCGAGATCAAGGAGGTGGAAGACCTCGGCGAGTTCGGCGACGAAAGCTCTGAGGTGGAGTTCACCTCCATCGGGGATAGCCGGAAGCGCCGCTACAAGGGCACCCGCGACGCGGGCGTTCTGGAGCTCGTTTGCGGCCGTGACCCTCTCGACGCAGGGCAGGTTGCGGCTCTGGCTGCGGAGAAGGTGAAGGACGCCTACAACTTCAAGGTCGTCGTGAACGACGCCCCTGTCGGAGGCACCCCCACCACATACTTCTTCCGCGCCCTTGTCATGAGCGCGAAGAATAGCTTCGGAACTGTCGATAATATCGTGAAGGTCACGTTCAGCCTTGCGATCAACTCGGCCATCCTCGAAGAAGTCGCGGAAGAAGCGTGATGATGGAAGGGCACGTTCCCGTTATCCTTGGGGGCACTCAGGTGACGTTGGTGCCTTCGCTGGGCGCAGCAGTCGCTCTGTGCCGCAGCCATAAAGACTTCGCCGCGCTCCTTGAGCAGGTGGCGAAGTACGATCTGGAGGCATGCACGGCAGTAGTTCACCACGGCCTCGCGCGCACCTCAGACGAGTGGGAGCAATCCGCCGAAGAGGTGTACGAGACCGGGATGGTGGAGCTTGCGCCCCATCTTATCCGGTTCGTCGGCATCCTCGCCAATGGCGGCAAGCCCCTGCCCAAGGAGGAGGAGAAGCCCTCCGGCCCTTTCGGCGCGTGAGCCATCGCGATTACCACGCCTGGCTTTTCAGGGTGGCGACGGGATGGCTCGGGTGGCGGCCGGATGACGCTTACATGGCGGACATGGCCGACATTGAAGAGGCCTACCGCGGGCGCATGGACATGTTGAAAGCCATCTTCGGCAGCAACGACGGCAAGGCGGAAGAAGGCCCCAAGGTTTCCCTCGGCGAAAAATTCAGGGCGGCCATGTCAAAGCGTGGAACAGAGAAAGTAGTGAGCAGACCGTGAGCCCCGACCTTGCATTGCAGAAGGCACTCCTCGCCCGCCTCGCCGCCACGGCCGACGTGACGGCGCTGGTGCCCGCTGCGAATATGGTGGACGGCTTCGGCATCCCCCAGCGCTTCCCCTCGATTGTGCTGGGCGAGGGGCAGGTGGTGCGCGAGCCGTTGACGCTGGAGGCGCGACACCGGCGCATCTATGCCACGCTGCACATCTGGACGAAGAGCGCGCCCTCGGCACGCACCATTGCCGGCGCCGTCACCGCGGCGGTGGAAGGTTCGCCTCTGGTGGACCTTGAGGACGGGCACCATGCCATTTCCACGGTGGTGAGCGACACCCGATTCCTGCGCGACCCGGACGGCGAGACGGCGCACGGCGTGATGACGGTGGACTGCCTCATGGAGGTGGCGACATGAGAGCCGGCACCCTAGATCGCAACATCGTCATTCAGCGCGCGACCGAGGCGCGGGACGCCTTCGGAGTTGTCACCACCACATGGGCTACGCTCGCGACCATGCGCGCCGCGCTGGTGCAGGCAAGCACCACCGAGTTTCTTCAGGGCGCAGGCATTCAGGGCGACGCGGCCGTGATCTTCCGCACCCACTACCTGGATGGCGTGACGGTGCGCGACCGCGTGCTCTACGGCGACGTGGCGCACGACATCAAGGAGGTGAAGGAGATCGGCCGGCGCAAGGGCCTTGAAATCCGCACCGTGGCGAGGAACGCCCAATGAGAGGACGCAAGCCAGCCACCATCGAACCCGGCTCTTCGCCGGTGATGAAGGCACCCTCCCCGCCCGCATGGCTCCCGAAGGCCGGAAAGGCCGAATGGAAGCGGGTATGCCCGATCCTCGTGGATGAGCGGCGCACCCTCACCACGGCCGACTTGCCGACGCTCGCAGCCTATTGCGCGGCGGTAGCGCAGGTGCAGGAGGCGACCTCCATCCTGGAGGCCGAGGGCTTCACCTATCGCGGGCCTCAAGGTCCGAAGAAGCACCCCGCAGTGAGCATCCGCCACGACGCCATGACGCAGATGCGCCAGCTCGGCAGCGAACTGGGCTTGACGCCGGTGAGCCGCAGCCGGCCGGCTATGAGGGACCGAGATGATTCCGAAGACGCATCCGGCCTGGATCTTTGATGGATCGGATATCCCCGACCCGCTCGGCCATGGCGACCGGGCGGTGAGGTTTCTGCGCGCCCTGAAGCATCCGAAGAACCCGGCGCCGGGCCAGCCGTTTCAATTGGACTTCTGGCAAGAGCGCATCGTGCGCCGCATCTATGGCCCGCGGCATCCGGACGGCTCGCGCATCGTGAAGACGGTGGTGTTGCTCCTGCCGCGCGGCAATCGGAAGACCTCCCTTGCCGCGGCCCTCGCGCTCCTGCACGCCCTCGGACCGGAGCGTGTCCCCGGTGGCGAAGTCATCAGCGCGGCGGCAGATCGAAAGCAGGCCCGCCTCGGCTATACCGAAGCCCTTGGCATCATCCGCTGCGACAAGCGCCTCGGCGCCGTGACCTCCTTGCAGGACTACCGCAACCGGATCACGAGCAAGAAGTGGGGCAGCTTCTATGAGGCCATCTCCTGCGATGCCGGGACGCAGCACGGACGCACGCCCGTGTTCGTCCTCGCCGACGAACTGCACGCCTGGAAGAAGCGCGACCTTTGGGACGTGCTGAAATCCGGCCTCGTGAAGGTGAAGGGCTCGCTCCTGATCGTCGCCACCACGGCCGGCCGGGGGCAAGAGAACATCGCCCACGACATTGTGGAGGACGCCCGCAAGGTGGCCCGTGGCGAGGTGGACGATCCGTCGATTCTTCCCGTGCTCTTCGAGGCCGGGAAGGATGAGGACTGGCACGACGAACAGGTGTGGCATCGGGTGAACCCCGGCCTCGCCCACGGCTACCCCGACCTTGAAGGACTGCGGCAGCTTGCGCGCGAGGGCGAGCGGCGCATCGGCGATCGGGAGGCATTCCGCCAGCTCAACCTCAACGTCTGGCTGGACCATTCCGCCGAGCCCTTTGTCGAGATGGACGTCTATGATGAGGGGAATGGCGAGGTGGACCTCGGCGCCCTGGAGGGCGAACCGTGCTGGCTCGGGGTGGACCTCTCTTCCAACCGCGACCTGACGGCCGTGGTGGCGGCTTGGCGCGACGCCGACGACGGCTTCATCGTGCATCCGTGGTTCTTCTGTCCGGAGGACAACCTCAGGGAGCGCGCCGACCGGGATGGAGTGCCCTATCCCTCGTGGGCGAGCGAAGGCTTCATCGTGCCGACGCCCGGCAACGTGGTGGACTTCCGCCATGTGGAAAATGCCATCCGCGATCTATGCGCCCGCTTCCGGGTGCAGGAGATCGCCTTTGATCCACACCTCGCGCGCAACAGCCTGAACACCCTCTTGGAAGAGGGATTGCCCGCGGTGGAGATGCGGCAGGGATGGGTCACGATGGCGCCCGCGGTGAAGGAGTTGGAGCGCGCCATTGTGGGCCGGCGCCTCGCTCATGGCGGGCACCCGGTGCTGCGCTGGAATTTCGAGAACATCGCCGTCCACACCGATCCGGCCGGCAACAGGATGTTTCACAAGGGCAAGAGCCGGGACCGCATCGACGGCGCCGTGGCCTGCGCGATGGCGGTGGCGCGGGCGGCAGCGGGAGATGCAGGCGGCTCCGGTTTCGATGATGCCCAGGGAACCGACGAACTCATGAGGTGGCTCAATGGCCAATGAAGACGAGCGGCTTGTCGTAGCCCTTGAGGCGCGCATCCGGGACTTTGAGAAGAATTTCGACAAGGCGCAGCGCACAGCCAATTCGCGGTTCAACGCCATCGAGAAGCGCGCGCAGGCGTCTGCATCGAACCTGAAATCGGCATTCTCCGGCGCGGGAACGTCCATCGAGGCGGTGTTCGCCACGCTTGGTGGTGCGGGCATCATTGCGGGCGGTGGCCTTGCCGGCATCGTCGCCACGCTCAAAGGCGCGGCCACATCGGTGGCAGACCTCGCCGCAGAAGCGCAGAAGGCGGGAGTGTCCTTCGGCGCCTTTCAGGAGTTGAAGTACGCAGCCGAGCAGAGCCGGGTGGGCGTTGATGCCCTGACGGACGGCCTCAAGGAGATGCAGCTCCGCGCCGACGAATTCATCCGCACCGGCGCCGGATCGAGCGAGGAGGCATTCAAACGCCTCGGGTACACGGCGGCCGATCTAAAGAAGAAGCTCGCCGACCCTGCGGCCTTGTTCGAAGAGATCATCACCAAGCTCGGCCGATTCCAGAAGGCGGCACAAATCCGCATCGCCGATGAAGTCTTCGGCGGCACCGGTGGCGAACAGTTCGTCCGCCTCCTTGAGCAGGGCGAGGGTTCCCTCGGTCGGGCGCGCCAGCGTGCTCGCGAGCTGGGCATCGTCATCTCCGACGACGTGGGCAAGAAGGCGCAGGAGATCACGCGGCAGTTCGACGAGCTGGCCACGCGGATCGAGGTGGCTCTCAAGAGCGGGGTGCTGGAGGGCGCGACCGCCCTGGAGAAGTACAAGGCCGAGATCGCTGCCGTTGCCGCGCTCCTCGGTGCCATTGGCGCCGGCGCCTTGCTCGGTCCCCTCGTGGCGTCGCTCGCATCGGCGGCGGCCGGAGCTGTGGCAGCGGGAACGCAGATCACTCGCCTCACGGCCACCATCGTTGCGGTGACGGCGGCGCAGCGGGCGGCGACGCTGGCGACCGCTGGCCTGAGCACCGCCCTGCGGCTCCTCGGCGGGCCGACCGGGATTGCCATCGCGGCCGTGCTCGGAGGCATTGCCCTTCTCGCCCTGCGGCAGGATCAGGCCAAGCAGGCGACCGAGACGCATCAGAAGGCCATGGCAGAGCTGGACAAGGCCATCTCCGATGTGAGGGCCAAGGTACCCGGTGCCGAGGCGGCCCTGAAGTCCCTTGCCGATCAGCATGTCGATAATGCCAAGAAGGCGCTCGCCGACGCGCAGGCGGAGTACGAGTACGCCAAAGCGGTGGCCGCGCGGCAGAACCTCGGCGGCTGGGCTGGCAAGTACGGGACGAAGGCTCCCGCTGACAACACAGGCGAGATGGCGGCAGCGGCCGAGGCGAACCTGAAGCGGGTGGAGGAAGCCCAAAAGCGCCTGGACGAACTGGAGGCGAAACGCGCTCAGGGCCTTGCGACGAAGCCGGGGGCGAACCCCGACACCAGCTTGCCCGGCAAGGGCGCCGAAATCGTGAAGTCGGCGCAGGAGCGCGTGACCGCCCTGGAGGTGGAGCGCAACGCCCTCACCATGACGAAGCAGGCGGCGGCCGAATACACCTTCATGATGGAAGCCGAAGCACAAGCTCGGCAGGCCAACATCAAGCTCACCCCGGAGCAGAAGGCGAAGCTTGAGGAGCTGGCGAAGAAATACGCCGAGGTGACTGCGCAGATCGAGAAGACGAAGGAAGCGCAGGAGCAGCTCAACGAGATCAAGAGCATGGTGGGAAGCTTCTTCAGCGACCTCCGCTCTGGAATGGAGAGCGGAAAGAGCGCGGCGGACTCTTTCTCTGACGCCCTCAAAAACCTGATGAACCGCATCCTCGACATGATCCAGCAGAAGCTACTGGAGCAGCTCTTCAAGATGCTTTTCTCGACGGGCTTCGGTTTTTCCGAAGGCGGAACTGTCGGCAACACCACGGGTGCGAGCTTCACCAAAGCGGCCACAGGCGGGCTCATTTCCGGCCCCGGAACAGCAACATCGGACAGCATTCCCGCGATGCTCTCCGATGGCGAGTTCGTCGTGAACGCCAAGTCGGCGAAGAAGTTCGCCCCCCTTCTGGCTGCCCTTAACTCCGGGAAGATCCCCCACTTCGCCAAGGGCGGCAGCGTCGGCGGAGGCATGGCTTCCGCGATGGGCGGCGACCTCGTGGTGAATGTCGAGAACTATTCCGGCGCCGACGTGAAGGCGGAGAAGCGCCGAGGGCCGGACGGGCGGATGAACCTTCAGATGGTGATCGGCTCTGCCGTGAACAAGCACATCGTGAGTGGCCGGGCCGATGGCGCGATGCGTAGCCAGTTCGGTACCGCGCCCCAGACCGTAGAGAAAGGATGAAACATGGCAGTCACTTGGCCTCCCACTCTGCCGCAGAAGCCCTTTCGGGGGCAGTGGAACGAACAGTCTCAGGATGACGTGGTGCGGTTCCAGCCAGAGAGCGGCCCGCCGATTGTCCGGCGCAGGAGCACGGTGCAGACCTATGTCGCCACGGCCACGTTCCGGATGACGAATGAGCAGATCGCCGACTTCATGGTGTTCCACAAGGAGGATCTGAAGGGCGGAGCGCGGCGCTTTTCGTGGGCGCATCCTGTGTCGGGCGCTGCGGCAGAATGGACGTTCGAAGAGCCCTACAGCTACCGGCACGTCGATGATGACGTGTATGACCTGGCGGTGACGCTCAGGCGGATGCCGTAA